AACTAGGATTATTAACTTGTTCTATCGACTGACCTAGCAGACAAGCCGAGACAATAGAACTTATTTCCGAGGAGGAAATTATGGCAAATTCAACTTTTTCAGGTCCAGTCAGGTCCGAAGGTGGTTTCGAGGTAATTAACGTTAATGGGACAACCGGTGCAATAACCGACAAGTTCGATATTGATGTTAGTGGTAATGTACTTACAGAAGGTAATGTACACGTTAAAGAAGGTTCTTGGTTAGAAATGCAAGAAGTATCAGGTAGTGTTGGACCAACAGATGTTATATTTGGTAAAAATGGTTCTGGTGTAGGTACTGATGCAGTTGTATCTAATCCTTTCACTCAAAGTGCTACACAATTATTTCCATTAGGATCTACTTTAATTTATGGAAGCAAAACTTTTAAGTATGCTTTTTCAGGTGCAGCAATAGCAGCAGGTGCTTTAATACAAAACGCAGCAGCAGTTACTACACATAGAAATTTAACCCCAACAGCAGCATCAGCAGCAGCTACAACTGTTACAGTTACTTTAGGTGGCACAAACGCAGCAACACTTAACCAATACAAAAATGGTTATCTCCATGTAAACGATGTAGCAGGTCAAGGACAATTATTAAAAATTGCTTCTAACCCAGCAGCTAACGCTTCAGCTAGTTGTGTTATAACTCTATTTGATCCAGTTGTAACTGCTATAACAACTTCATCTAAAATTGATTTAATTCAAAATCCTTATATAGATGTGGTTATAGCACCTACAGCAGAAACAGGTTCTGTAGTTGGAGTATCTCCAATAGCTATTGCAGATGACAGATATTTTTGGGCGCAAACTGCTGGACCAGCTTCAGTTATTACTGATGGTACTATTGTTCTAGGACATACAGTAAATAGATCAGATAACGCAGCAGGAGCAGTAGAAGCTAAAGCAGATGCTAGTCTTTTACAACACGTTGGTTCTGTAATGGTTGTAAATGGTAATACTGATAACAGTGTTATCATGCTTAATATAAGCAGTCTATAGGAGTAACTTATGGCAGGTAGATTAACAGGCTCAGATGTTCAGGGTAAGTTTATAACTGCCGATGCTCAAGCCTTAGATGCAAATGGTATTTCAGTAGCAGCAGCAGTTGGAAATAATGCAGCACTTACTATAGGTGGCGCGTTAGCTTCTGGCGGTTCTGTTACTAATGTTGGCGGGAGGATTGTAACGATCCTTTCTGCTGGCAACGATGCAGCTAAATCATTTACTGTAGTAGGTACTGATGTAAATGGAGACGATCAAACAGAATCCATAACAGGTGCTAATGCAGGTACAGCTACTGGTTCTAAATATTTTAGAACAATAGCCTCAATAACAGCTGTTGGTAATCCAGCAGGTGATGTTAGCGCAGGTATAAATACAGCAGTTGCAGACGTTATTTTTGCAGGTAGAACTAGGCTGCAAGGTATTAACCTTGTTTGCTCTGGTACGGCAGGAAATGTAGAGTTTGTAAATACTTCTCCAAATGGGAGCAGTCTTTTTAAACTAGGGTCTGTAGCATCTGCTACTGTAACTAGAGACATTACTATTCCTGATAATGGGTTATTATTTACTGGTGGCTTGTATATTAATTATACAACTGCAACCTTTGGATCTATGACTGCATTTTTTGCATAAAAAAAATGGCTGAATGGCAGGGTAAAACAGTAACATTAAATAAACCTAGGGCCATTCCTCAAGGGAATGGAGGCTACAACAAGAAACGTAAAGAAGTTTATGTTATGTGTCCTAGTAGCGATGGTGGTAAAGTAAAACGTATTACTTTTGGCGATAAAAAGATGGGTATGCATAAAAACAGCGCATCTAGAAAAAAAAGTTATTGTGCTAGAAGTGGTGGAATTAAAAGCGACAGATGTAGTGCAAACTATTGGGCGCGAAAAGACTGGAGTTGTTAAATGGGATTATATTCAAACATACACGCAAAAAAGAAACGTATAGCAGCCGGTTCCGGTGAAACTATGCGTAAGAAAGGAGATAAAGGCGCTCCTACTTCAAAAAACTTTAAAGATGCTGCAAAAACAAGGCAAATGAAAGGAAGAGGTGGGCCTGCGGATTTAAACAACGATGGTAAATTGTCCTCTTATGAAAAAACTAGAGGCGATGCTATAGATAAAGCTATGGCAGAACAAAATAGAGTTAAGAAAAAAAACGGTGGGTTTATAGCTAAAGGCTGTGGTAGTGTTATGGAACCTAAAAGAAAAGTTACAACAATCTCTTAGAGGAAAATATAATGAAAAAATCTAAAAATAACAGCATAATGAAAATGTCTAAAGGCAATGCTGTAATGAAAATGTCTAAAGGGACTGAGGTTAATAAGAAAAAATCTAAAGGCAATAGCAAGATGAAAATGTCTAAAGGTAACGCTGTTATGAAAAAGTCTAAAGGTGGATCTGTAGTCGCAGGAAATGCAAACAGAAGAAGAGCTGATCAAAGTTAATTAGTGCCGCATTTGATAAGTAATATCCCGCATTTTAAATGCTGGGTAAGGAGAGAATTTACTCATGATCACGAAAAATATCAAGATGAGTACATACACGCGCTTGCAATAGCGGTTAACACTATTCCAGATAGATCTTTAAGTTTCCAGGTTGTATTTACCGGGCAAGAGGCTAATTGTGATGATTGGGACGAAGGCAACATTCATGGTGGCGCTATGTGGGCCAGAATGCCCATACAAGGTCTTGTAGCAGATATTGCTATGGCAGACTACCCAAAACCTATGGAAGATCATTTAGTGCAACCCTGGGATTGTGAGTCTAGAGATCATTCAGTTATTGTAATGGATAGAGTTAGCTCTTCTCCCTGGATAGCAAAAATAGGATCTAATTTTTATCAAGCAAAATATTTATTTACGGTTGATTACACCAATAATGAAATTGCAGATGACTCTGCACAACACAAACAATCTCATGTATTATATATAACTGAGGATTGTGAATGGAAAGGTAACTTAATTGCTTTGCCAAACAATAGAGTAAGGGCAACAAGCCCTGCTTTATGGGTTACAGGCGAAGGACCTCCAGATTTTAAGCCGTCACAATGGACGCATTCGGCTGAAGGTCATGAGAGTTATTTAGACCCATCAATTACTTTTAATAATTTATACGAAGAATAATATGCACTACACCAAAGACTTAGATGAGGTTATAAAAGGACTAAAAAAAGCAAGTAAGCTACATGCTGCTCAAGCTAAAAAGTTAGAAAAAATAAATAAAGATCAAAAGTCATATACTGGTGTAAAAAAGAAAAAAGTAGTTAGGAAAAGAAAATAATATGGCGTTATCCGGTAGTACACATTTTGAACCAAACGTAACTGAGTTTATTGAAGAAGCTTACGAACGTTGTGGTCTTGAATTAAGAACAGGATATGATTTAAAAACAGCAATTAGAAGTGTAAATTTAATGTTAGCTGAATGGGCTAATCGTGGTTTAAATCAATGGACAATAGAGCAAACTACTCAAGCCTTAACCGAAGGTACTTCTAGCTATTCCTTAACTGGCGCTGTAATTGATGTTTTGGATATTGTTCTTAGAAGAACAGTTGGTGGCGTTCAAACAGATATTAGTATGAATAGAATTAGTAGATCTGAATTTACTAATATTCCCAACAAAGAAACAAAAGGCAGGCCATCACAATTCTTTTTTGATAAATTAACAACGCCAGCTATAAAAATATGGCCAGCACCAGAAAACTCTACTGATATTTTATTGTTTAATAAACTTGTAAAAATGGATGTTGCTAGTAAAGCAATAAACACTATGGACATGCCTTTTAGGTTTTACCCTTGTTTTGTAGCAGGTTTAGCTTATTATTTATCTCTTAAAAAAGCTCCTCAATTAACCCCACAATTAAAAGCTATTTACGAAGAAGAATTTAGAAGAGCTGCGGATCAAGATGAAGACAGGGCTTCTTTTAGGGTTCGACCTTACATATCTGGATTGTAAAATGGCTTATGCTTTAGGTAAATTTGCAAAAGGTCTTTGTGATAGATGTGGTTTTGAATATAAATTACTTACATTAACAAAAGAATGGAACGGAGCAAAAGTTTGTTCTGAATGTTTTGAGCCTAAACATCCACAATTAGAAGTTCACAAAGCGCCTTCAGATCCCGAA